CGATGGCCGTCTTCCGGTCCTGGGGCCGTCCTGGGGCCGAAAAAGAACAAAAAAAGGGGCCCCCCGAAGGGAGCCCCAGAAAGAGGAGAGGAAGCTAGCTAGCTAGCTTGCGAGGATTGCCTCCTTTGCCTCTCGGCTCCAGGCCTTCAACTTCTCCAGTCCCTCGGCTCCGCCGACCTTGCCCTTCTTCACAGCCTTAAAACCCTTCTTACAGAAGGGCTTTACCGCCGGATTCGAGAGGAAGGCTTCCATGCTTTGACGGCTGGAGAGCTTCACCGACTTCACCAGGACCTTCAACTCCGTTGAAGGATCGACCTCTTTCGTCTCTCCGTCCCGACGTCGAACGACCTTCGCTCCCTTCTTCTTCTTCTTCCCCTTCTTCGAAGGGGCGAGGCTCTTCTGGACTGCCGGTCGGAAGCTCTCCAGAGCTTCGATCAGCGAATCAAGATCAGCTTCGCTGCGGAGGATGATGGCCTGGGACCGGGTTCCCTCTTCGAGGGAATCAGCGCCGTAGGCCTTGCCGACCGTCGTCAAGCGAAGCTTTCCTTTGCTGGAGTAGAGCTTCGCTCCGAAGGACGGGGTGATGGCCTCGAGGCCCAGAAGCTTTGCTTCGGTTTGGTTTCGCATTTTGCTTTTCCTTTGTTTGGTGGGCCGCTTTAGTGCGACCCGGCTCAACCCATTAAGCACCCCCCTTAAGGGGGGTGCTAAACCTGGGAGGATTCTGGTTTTCTAAATATTTTGTTCACAGGGTTTTTTGAGAGGAACCCTGGTCTTGCCTGGACTGATAGCAAAATTTCTATGCAGGGGATTTGCTGGGTTGCGAGAAATAAAAGGAACCGTGAAAAGCTCCGTACAAACCTGCTGAATTCTCAAACCAAAGAATCTCAATGTCGTAAACATCGGCAAGGTCCTCTGCTTTTTCCATGAGATCGGCAAGTTGTTCGAAGTTCGAAGTTCCATTTAGTACCTCTGTTCTTTTCCTATCTATATTTTCTAGTAAGTCTCGAAGAGGAATCGGTGGGCCCGAAGTTCCCCAGGCGTTATTAAATGGGACCATTCATATTCACCGTCCTTTCTTTAGCTTTCGCAGTCCTGCGACTGCGGTTTTTGCGTCGTGAACACCGCCAATTATGTAGGCCCTTGCCTTGTCAAAGACCCTTTCGTTTCTTCTATCCATTTGCTTTAGCCGGTACTGGCAGTGCTCTTCGTCGTCTGGCGACAACCAAAGCAAAGGACAGTAATGAGACAAAAGGGAATAAACCTCTTCGGCATCGTCGTCGCCAAAGGCAATTGCCCCAGAGACTTTGCCCTTCTTGAGGAAGTCTTCGAAGTCTTTGAGTCTGTCGCCGTAGATATGGGGCACTTCCTCTTGTCTTTGACCAACAATAACGGCATCGGACATATCGGCAGTCCAGCCATTAAAATGGGCCATAACAACAACGTCAGGATCTTGATCGGCAATTGCTAGGGCAGCAGCAAAGCAGGCATCCCTAATTGCCTCACAAGAAGGAGAAATATCCACAAGAACTAGCTTGAGGCCGGCACCCTTTTCTTCTTTGCGAGCAGAAGAAAGCCTCATGCTCTTTCCAAAAAGCTCTTTAGCAAGCTTTCCACTGTGGATTCGGGGCGTTTCCTCAGCACCAATGCCAACTTCGTTGGCAATAAAGAAACCAGTAAAGTGCTCGGCAATCTTGCGGGCCTCAGCTTTTACTTGTCTCTTCTCTAAAGTCGCTTTGTTTTTGTCGATGTAGCCACCAGGGTTTCCGTCGCGGAACTTGCTTTCCCTTGAAAAGCCTGACCCTGGGTCAGTATTTAGAAACTGATCATCAAGCCCATCGGAAAGCTCTGCCGAATTGATTAGGCTTTTTAGGTCCACCTTTGTAGATGGATTAGTAATCATCGACTGATTCCCCACTACCCTTCGGCCCTTTGCCCCCGAAAGGGCAAAGGTACCGAAAGAGAAGGGGTTATTTAGGGGTGAGGATACATCCCCCAGGGGTTCGTCAAAGCCAGCCGTACTTGAGTCCATAACTCCGTCAAAAGTCTTTCCTTGCAAGGCAGAGGGTAGTTTCTTTGAAGGCAGCGTCACACCTGACTCTGGCAATTCCGAAGACCCAGTTATAAAGCCATTTTGTTTAGAGCTTTTTTCAGCAAAACCAGAGTGTCTCGGTCTATCAGCAGGGTTGGCCGACCCTTTTTGAAACGACCTTGAAGCATCCGAGGGATGGCTTAGTTCCCCCTTGTCACTCTCTGTTTTTCCATCAAAAGCTTTAGCCTGGGAAAGACTAGGTTGCTTGCTCTCGCTTACACCTTGCTTACCGTCTCCAAAAGAAAGTTCCCACTTGAAACCCTCTGGGTTTCCCTCTTGAGAAAACTGCCCGTTCCTCTCCTCTGCCACGCCCGGCTCGGAATCCGTCGATTCTTTTTTGCCAGGAGAAAGGTGATCAACCCTTTCCTCAGTAGGACAGGAGTCAAGGTCAGAATCCTCAGAGGCTTCTTCTAAAGACTTTAGTTGCTCATCATTTAGAGGCTCCTTTGTAAAATGCTCTTCTGTTTGCATGTTGTAATCAGCAATCGGGAATACGGCGTCGGGACCATGCTTTTGAATAAGCTCATCAACCCTTTTGTGATAAGCCCAAGCTCGACCGTAAACACTGAATGGTTTTTCTCTGAGTTGGGGCAACCAAATGCGCCCTTCCTTCAGGCCCAAATCCCTCCCCCTTCTTCTTCCATCATTCAAAACAATCATTGAATAAGAAGGGCCAATATCGACTCCCCCGATAGAGCGGCGAAGCATTATGTCTTCGTCTGTCATTTGAAGTTCATGAATAATGGTAAGGACTTGCTTCACCTCCCGAAGGGACATGTGGCTTCGGTTGAAAAAGGTTTCTAGATAACGCCTTTTCTTTAGTAGCTTGTTCCACTTAGCCATTACGAAGCCCTCCGAAAGCGGACGATCTCCGACCAACTGCCAGCAACTTCTTTGTGTAAATCGCTACTTTTGTTGTCTGAAGACAAAGTAATAAAGTTGCGAGCCTTCGAAGACCGGGCTGCCCACTGAGAAAGAAGAATGAAAATGTCGTCTATCGACTCAGCCAAATAAGAAGCTGAGGTGATGAGGCGAATCCCCTCCTGGATAGAGAGAGATTCGTTCTTTTCAGAAGAGGCAACCCGGCGAGCCGCTTTCCAAAGAAGCTTGCAAATACCGACCGGAATCCCCGACCGAGTATGAATCAAAGCAATCTGTGTTTTTACGTCCAAAGGATTCATGACAAGCCGGCAAAACCTACGGGTTCCGGCTTCGGTCAAATCCCTTTGCTCATTTGATGTAGCAACAACAAGGACATTATTGAGGTTTGTTTGCAGGTGAACACCGGGCTTGATTGGCACTCGGCCAGATTGCAGCCAGTCCAAAAGCAAAGACTCGGTGCGCTCCATAGTTTTATCAAGCTCATCAAGCAAAAGGACAACGCCTTTCTCTTGACTAAGCTTTGCAACGCGAGCCAAAACCCCATCTTGCCGAACCGAAGAAGCGTCCCCAGAAACAGCAGCAGAAACATCTACGCCAACAAAAAGCTCGTCGGCATCGGACCAGCTGTGGCACTGATAAACAACAAGCTCAGAAGAAAGAGCTTTTGCTACGGCAGCAGCAAAGGCTGATTTGCCGGTGCCGGGAGGCCCCATAATAACCATTGCTTTTGCACCAGCCTTTTGGTCAACAAGCAAAAGGGTCCCCGCCAAACCAACAATGTCAGTTCGGCGGGGAATGTAACCTGTTTCTCTGATTCTTTTTTCAAGGTCATCGAGGGTAAAGCCGAGCTGCATCACTCACCTCGCTTGTCAAAAAGAAGGGTGATGGGGTTCTCGGAATCGTCAAAGAAAATGTCCATCTCTTCGTCGTCAATGCCGAGGTGAATGCTGGCATTAGAAAGAAGGACAGTCTTTCTTGTTGGAATTTCCTCGTTCAAAGGAGGCGGAACGGTGATGCAAAGGGAAGGGAAAGGGAAAGAAGAATCAAAGTAATCTTTGGACATCAGCACACCGCCCCAACTTCACCAAAGCCATCGGGAAAAATCACAAGAGGAAAAGCACAGTGGTCAGGCCAACCCTCCAACAAAGAAACAATGGGGAAATCAGCGATGTGATTGCCGTCTTCGTCGTTCACCGGAGCAACAACAAAAGCTTTCTCTTTCTCTTGAATCAAACAAAGATTGTTCAAATCAAGACCAAAGGGAGGGTTGCCAGCAGCCTGGAGAATCGAAAACTTCATCACTGTTTTTTCTATGTGCTCGGAGAGCGTCGGTTCGAAGCGGTAAAAAGATGCGGGGGTTCTGAAAATCATTTTCTTTCCTAGTTGCTGGAGGCGATTGCACCAATCGTGATGCAAACAAAGATGTACGAGATGAGCATTCGGCGGTTGGCCTTTCTTATTTGTTGTTGAGAGCCCCACCTCGGGGCGGTCCACAGTGTATGCCAGACGGCTTACGGCAGTCAAGCTGCGCCCCGTTTCCCCTGTGATTACGGGCACTTAGGGCTGCTCCTCACGCGTATATATAAAGAATAAGTATCCTTATATCTACGCGAGGAAGGTCGCCCGTCCGCGCACCCTCGCGCGAGCGCGCGCGCCCTGCCCCCCCTACGGGGGGCAGCGCCTGGACTGGTAGCGCTCGCGCACTACAGGGGTTTCCCCACAGCCCGTCGCCGCCTGGACTGGTAGCGGCTGACCTCTGCCCAGGTACCCAACTACGTTGGGTAAACTAAGGGGTTGACATCCGTAAGCCGGTCGGTGTACCCTCTAGGGCAGCGTCGGGTCAGAAGTTGCTGAGCCGGTGCCATCAACGCCAACCACAGGAAATGAAAATGGATGTGATGTTCCCCCCTGGGCAAGTTGTCGCCACCCCTGGCGCTCTCTCCTTGCTCGAACAGCATGACCTTGAAGCTGCAACCTTTCTCCTACGTCACCTAGGTGGAGACTGGGGTGATGTGTGCAAGCAAGACTCAAAGCTAAACGACGACGCCTTGAAGGACGGCACTCGGATCCTCTCTTCATACCCAATCAACAAGAAGAAGCTTTGGATAATCACAGAAGCTGACCGCTCGGTTACCACCCTTCTTCTCCCGGAGGAGTACTAATGGAAATCACGCACTACATTGAAGAGGCAGAAAGCTATGCAAGCGATGCTCAAGACCAAATCCAGTACGTCATAGACGCTCTCTCTGAAGTTAGTGCGTTGGCAGAGGAAGTCACTGAGCAAAAGCAGATCTTAACTGACTACGCAGAGGACACTGAGACGGTTCAGGCCCTCGGGTTCGACTCAATTAGCGACATGATTAGAGCCTTCGAGGGGACCGGGGACTTCCGTGACCAGGTTGATGAGTCCCTTTCCTCTCTCGGCCTGCCCAAGACTGATGAGGGTCTAAAGCAAATGGCTAAGGCTGCATCCATTTGGTTGCAGCTAGAGCCGCACATCAAGTCTATTGCTGGGCTTCGTGATGGCTTGACCATAAGGCTAAACAAAACCGTCCCGGCATTCCAAAGCCCAGACAAGGAGGTGAACTAATGGTGGATTACACAGGAAGAACGAGGCCGGATTACCTGGCGATGGAGCTTCAGAACATGGGGCTCTTCGTCAGGGACTACAGCCCACAGGGAAAGAAGAGACTCTACGACGCTGCGGTAAAGCTCCACACAGAGCTTTGCAAGCTTGACTCAACCAACATCGAAGAGTGGATGAAGCTGCCGCTCATCGAGTTTGTAAATGCGATTGCCAAAGTTGACGGCATGAAGCTCATCACAAAGGGAAAGTGAAATGGAAGACAACAACGAAGAGAAGGCACTTAGTTTCCTCGGCACAATGCGAGGTCAGTTCATCATGGGTCAGGCTTTGCAGATTGCCATTGAGACGATGGAGTCCATTGAGCCTGAGTTTCTAAGAGAAACATCCAACATCAAGGACATGAAGTTCTTGAGGGACAACCTCTTCAACGTCGGAGCTGCGCTGTATCAAGCCAGGGAAACCTTCGGTGATTGGGGCGAGGCCCAGGATGAAAGGGGGGCAAGCCATGACTCGTAAAGACTTCCAGCTTATTGCAGATGCCTTGAAGGCGGGCTTCGAGGATTACTCAAGCGATGAGTATCAAGGCGTTAAGAAGATGGTGATTGGGTCTATGGCTCAGCACCTAATGCACACCAACAAAAACTTTGATGCCCCTCGGTTCATCCGAGCTTGCGAAGGGTGGGAAAAGCAATGAGCAAGCGCACAACTATAGGGGTTGTAGATGGCATGGCGTGGTTTGAGGATGGAACATCAGTAGACAACGTGACTGTGGAGTTGATAGCGGCGGCACCTGACCTACTGGCTGTGCTGAAGCGAACCCTGTCGATGGCTGTTGGTCACGCTGCCGATGCTCGTGGAGTTTCTCCTTCCGAGTGCAAAGACTTCCCGTGGGCAGTAGAGGCGCAAGCAGTCATCGACAGAGCAACAAAGGAGGAAGCATGAGCATCGAATGGTTCGACAGAAAGAGTGGTGCGCCAAGGATCAAAGAAGCCCCTGGTGGTGGATACATGACGGTCTTTGGGACACCAGATTGGGTGAAGCTTCCCAAAGAATTAGGAGGTGGGAAGAAGAGAATCCTAAAGGAGAAGCGAGCTGTCTGTGTTTGTGGAGACAAGCACATCGTCAAGCACTTCGAACTTGAGGACGGCCTAGGAGTAGCTGAGTGCAGTGAACTCGGCTTCGCTTGGTACATGAGAGAAGGGAGTAAGTGATGGCTGCTTACTGCATTAGCTGTGGCAAGAAAGGGGTGCGCTGGCCGCCTGGGGAAAATCCGTTGGTGTGCTCTCAAAAGTGTGCTGCCTATAGCTTTGTTGAATACGCCGAGACTTGCCCCTGGGATGGTGCTCACTGCCCAGTTTGCGGAGAAAACGCCGACGCTTGCCAAGGCGATTGCGACTCGGAAGGAGATGAATGATGGAAAGAGAAGAGCAAGCAATGAACAGCCACAAGAAAGAGCTAGAAGCAATCCTGACCCTTGCAGAAGCTGCGTACGAACGACTCTCTAACGACATCTCTATGAGGATGGAGCTTGGGTTCGGTCAAAGCGATGCACCAGAGCCCGAGCGCTCAAACTTTCGAGAGCTTTACGACGACCTTTGTTATCTGCGCGGAGCGATCTGCGTCCTGGAAAGGTGCCGGAAAGGAGATGAAGGATGAACAACCAGCAGCAACAAATCTCAGACAACAACAAGTTCTTCTGGTCGAACATTAGAAAGGCTGCGAACAGCGATCCCAAAAGCGTGCTGTATGAAAAGACAGAAGACTCGCCAACCCTTGAGCAAGCTCGGGAGTTTGTCGGTGGGTACATCGAGCTTGTCCATACACAGTATGGCGCTCAGTTAATTGTCGATGAAGAAGGCGGCTTTAAGCCTGACCTAGAGGTCAACTCTGTCGCTTCGTTTCTTTACGGAGGAGAGATTGTCGGCAACGCAATCATCCTGATTGGAGATGCAAAGTGGACCTAATGCCTGATGACCTTTTCAAGCGTCTCTCTGAAGAAGAGCAAGACGAGTACCGAATGTGGGCAATCAATAACTACACACCAGGGACTCACATCTCTGGGCTGTGGCACCCAGTTGTAAGGAAGGAGTGTGAGCGAATCAATGCAGAGCGAAACCAGAGAGCAAGCAACAATAAGAATTCTTGAGAAAGCAAAGCCAGCGACCAAGTACCCAGTGAAAAGGCATGTCCCAGAAACTGAGATTGGCGTTCTGCGAAAAGGCGGCAAGACCTTCTTCGTCACAAAAGATGAAAACATTTTCCTCGGAGCGAAAGAAGGTTGCCTAACCCTCGACTACCAATCGGTAGAGGATGTGATGAGCGATGGCTGGCTCATCGACTAAGGCAGGACAAAGATTGTCCCGCCTGAAGAGTAGCTTTGTCTTTGCTCCCACTATCTCGCACTTTCTCTCGGCAGCTCGTGATTCTAGGGGCTGTGTCAGGTGCGGGGCAAAGATAGGAAACAAGTCTCTCTATGCCGTGCTTGCCCAGGTTGTTAAGCATGACATCAGCGGAGGAATGGTCTGCGCGAAGTGTGTTGCTTCGTTCAGAAGATGGATGAAGGAAGGAGAATGAAATGAATAAGGATGAGAAAGAAGAGTTCATTGAGTCTTACGCACCAATGAGGACCAAAGAGGGTCTGCCCGATGGGCCAACCCCAACATCTATTCCCAGGGCTAAGCCAAAGTCCGGCCTTCTGGCTGGCGTAGTCTCAGAGATTGAATGCCCTGTCTGTGGTTGCGAAGACATCTTTGAAGTTGAACAAGATGTAGAAGACAGCAGGCTTGTTGGCGGCAAAGGCATCGGGGTCTTCCTCGGTTGCCCCGCCTGTCCCTGGGCATCTTCGATGCTAACGGTTGCCATCGCTGGCTCTTCTGTAGATTAGTTGGTAAGCTAGGAAGCGAAGGAGGTTAAGATGCTGTGGAGTAAGAGCTTTGTTCAGGCCGATTCGGCGTGCCCTAAGCAATCAGTAAAGTTGCGTATGGGAGATAAGGGTCGAGCCTGGGATGGCTTCAAAGTCGGCTCGCATGTTCACTACGTCATCGCTGCAACCCTGAAGAGAAAAGGGGCGAAGCTGGATGAGGTAGGAGCCTCCTTCGCTAGCAAGCTTTCTATTCAAGAGATGGTTTCGGTAGACCAGATGCTCCGTAACTTTGAGGAGATGCAGATTGGAATTCCTGAGCGCTCAGTGATCGAGCAGTCTTACTGCTCTGTTATTGAGCGAGACGGAAGCCCTGTCATGTGGGAAGAAGCCCCGGCCTGGATGGAAAGAGGAGATGAGTGGGACCCATCTCTTGCCAAGGAAACAGTGTGGAGGTTTCAGCCTGACGCTTACTTCCTCTCTGAGGATGGGACAAAAGTCTTCTGCATTGACTGGAAGACTGGCTGGGGTTCGCCCTCTGACACTGCGTTGATGTCAGACATTCAAGCCATTACTTACTGCGCTGCCCTATGCCAAATGACTGGGGCAAAGGAAGCAGAGTTCCAGTGGTGGAACCTTCGGTGGAAGAGGGGGCAATCAGTTGCTCGCTCAAGCGAAGAGTGGATTGCCCTAGCCAAGCCAATCTGGGCTGCGTGCTGGACAAAAGACAGGTTCAGGGAGAAGGAGATCGAAAAGGACGAGCGCCCTGGAGAGCACTGTGGTCGCTGCCCTTACTCCGAAGAGTGTCTCGTGGTTGCCCCTGAGCACCTAAAGAAAGACGACAGGGACCTTTACCTGTACTCGCTGAAGATTGACCAGCTAGCGAAGAAGGTACGAGGAGAGATGAAGAGCAGGCTGAAGGAGCGCACTGGTGTCTTAGACATTGGCAACGGCGTAACCCTTGGGCCTCGCATGGTGACACACAAGAAGTGGAAGAGAGGAGAGAAGGAGCACGGAATGAGAAAGGTGCTGGAGCTATTCCCAGATCACCTTTCACTTACAGATGTCTTCGACATCAAGGGGTCGATTGGTTCGTGGTTGAAGCAGTTGCCCGACACGCTGAGAGAGCACATTGACGAACACATTGAAGAGGGAAGCAGACAGACCCTCATTGAGAAGGAGAATTAGAATGGGAGTTAATCAACTTCAAGCCCCAGGACACGGGGCAAGGGGACCGGGTGGCCTTAACGATATGGCCGCTAAGATTGAGCACGCGAAAGGAAAGCTCGCAAAGGTTTCGACTAGGTACCTAGGAGAAGACCGGCTTGCTGCCCTCGCCATCTCTATCTGGTCGAAGAACAAAAGGCTGCAAAGCTGTAGCCCAACAAGCTTTCTCCGAGCCCTCTACGAGGCTTGCCAGCTTGGCCTTGACCCTACTGGCGTCGGCAACCAGGGACACATCGTTGCCTATCGTGGCGAAGCAAAGTTCATCAGAGGATGGGGCGGCGTCGTCACTATGGCGGCTCGCCGGGGCATCAACATCGACACCTTTGCTGTCTATGACTCTGACGAGTTTGAGGTTGCCCGGTATGCAAACGACAAGGGCTACTTCCTTGGGTTGCACCACGTTGAAAAGCGGGAAGACCCAGAGACTCTCGGGAATGTCCGAGCCGCTTACGCTGTAGCTTCTTGCAAGGATTGGGAGCAGCCGATGATTGAGGTCGTTTGGCGGCATGACGTAGAGAAGATTCGAAAGAACTCTGCCTCACCGAATAGCCCAGCCTGGAAAGAGTGGTACTCCGAGATGGCCCGCAAAACTGCGGTCAACCGACTCGCCAAGCGACTGCCTCTCTTTGTCGAGGTGAAGGAGCTTAACGACGAAGGCAAGGTAGAGAAGCGGAGCGTTGCCATTAACTCTGTTCCATACGAAGACACTTACTACGACGGCAGCGTTGGCAATAAGCAGATCGATGCGCCCATTCATGGCGAAACCATCGAACATCAAGCAGCCCCGAAGCCCCAAAGCAACGAGCAGCTTGCTGCAATCTCTGACGCGCTAGAGCTTAGGAACGAGTCTCCAGATATTTATGCCCAGGTTTTTGGCCGTAAGGACATCACGAAGATGGGCCGAGACGAGTTGTTTTCCTTGATTGAAAAGGTCAAGCAACTCTCCATTGCTGCCGCCCAGCACGCTGAGCGGGAGACGGTTGAGCACAAGCAGTCCGTTGAGATTCAGTACAACGACCGATACCCAGAAGGAAACAAGAAGAACGATTACGAGGAAGAGCTAGGTTTTTAGAGGGTGGGTTTCCTAAAGCCCTTCGTATTCGTGCCTACCCTCTAGCGGTGAGCTTCGGCTTCTGCGCATTTTCCACGAGTCAAAGGCTATGCCTTCCGGGAGTTGGGGTCGAAGTCCCAACGGTGAACGGGCTTCCTGTTTGAAGGAAGTCAAACCGGACATTTAGCAATCCCTAGCGGGTCTTTCCTCTAGAGATAGGCCAAGGGGGCAAGTGAATTAGAACACCACTTGCCTGCCTCCTAGCCGCACAGGGAGGCACAGCGGCGGCTGTATCAGGTGCCTCAACTAACCAACAGCAAGGAATAGAAAATGGCCGAGCACACATATTCAGATTATTGGAGCGCTGTAAAAGGGTTTGCCTTTGATGCAATCGAGGAGGCCCTGGACAGAGACGACGACAAAGACTTTTACGAGTTCATTGACGAGTGGCTGCACAACTTAGTCGATGGCTCTTACTGGGTTATCTACACCCACGCTGCGACAAAGGTCATGCAGTACACAGACCACGCCAATGCTTATTGGGATGTACTTGGCGAAGAGGTGAGTGCCAGCTCTTGGTCTGAGCTTGTAAGCAAGCTTGCCTACTTTGCCCATGAGCAAGACATCAGGGACAGGATTAACGTCGAGCTTGAGAAAGAAGGGATGGTGCCGTGACAACCTACCTTTCAATCAAGCAAGCGCTAAAGCTCCTCACCATGATGAGGAACCAGCGCCTGACAAAAGAAGAACGAGACAAAGTAAACGCTGCCATCATGGAACTAACCAGGGCCTCGGTGGACCCTGAGTACAGAGCTTCTCTAGAAGCAGGTGGGAGCAAGACATGACCCCGATAGCCTCAGCAATTCAAGCACCAAACATAGGAGAAGCACATGAAGCACTGGCACAGGTTCGGACCCTGGACAGTTATCCGTGCAGGAGAGCACGCCAATCTTCCAGAGCAAGAGTATTTGAAGAAGACCTGGGCACCGCCCATGTGGGTTCAGAGTTGCTCATGCGGTCAAGAACACAGGATGAGAAGCAGGTCTAGGCCCAAAGCCTCGATTAAGTTCAAGGAAATGTGGGGAGCTAAGCTCTGGTAATGGGAAAGAAAAGCAGAAACAAAGGAGCTACCTTCGAAAGGGCTATCGCCAAGAAGCTTCGCGAGTGGCTTGGCGATGACTGGGAAGTTAAACGAAACCCAACCGACAGACAGAAGGGAAAGACCGGGGCTGGCGAGTTTGAAATCGTAGGGCCCTTTGACTTTCCTTTCGCCATTGAGTGCAAGGCTCACGAGAGTTTTGAGTACAGCCAGCTATTCAAGATCCCTGTCTCTGGGCCCTTTGAATCTTTTTGGGACCAAGCCAAGAGACAGGCTGAGGCAGCCGAGAAGGCTCCCTTGTTAGTCTTTAAGCGCAATAACGGCCCAGTGCTCGTGGCGGTCAGTTGCAAGGGCTTCTGGCCCCTTGTGGCGGCTTCTGGAGTTGAGTCGGTTCACAGCCTTCTGAGGCTCTATGACTACGACTGTGTGGTGATACCGCTCGAAGTCTTCCTGGAGCTTCAGCCTTCTGCTCTTTACGAGCTAACCGCTGACAAGTAAGTTTTACTAGCTCAGCAATCTTGAAACCTCACCCGGCTACCTCCTCCTTCTCAGCCGGGTGGGGTTTCTTTTTACTCTAGGAAGTAAGCGGCGTTTGCCGTTCCGCTTGTTGCTCCAGAGCCAGTAGCGGCACTTGATGCGGAGACAGTTACCGCTGTGCTGAAGGTAATCCCTTTGTCCACCCACATCACCACGCTCTCTGTGTGCTTCACAGGGATAACAACGTCAGCGGAGCTGGCTGTTGCCTCGGTGGAATCCCAAAAGAGATAGTAATTCGTAGCTCCACCGCTGCTCGTGTTGTCGAGCTTTGCTGTGTAAAGCGAGCCACTGGTTCCAGTGAGGTTGATCTTCGCTGTGGTGTCGATGTCCTGGGCAGTGAACAGGTAGTTCTGTAGGCCAGTGACAAACGGGGAAACCTTGTAAGTAGCCATTTAAGATCCCAGGAGATAGGTCAGGTTTACGTTGCCAGCGGGAGCTACGTTTGTGGTTGTGCCCACCGTAGTCACCACCGCCGTGTGGATTCCTGTCCCAAAGTAAATGCCCTTGTCAAAGTTGTACTGAACCTTGGTGGAAGCATCTGCCTTGAGAATCATAAAGGGAAGGTCGGTCCCGCTCTCGGCATCCCCGGCGGTCGTTGTGTCCCAGAAACGAAGGTAAGCAAGCGAGGAGTTTGCAGTGTTGTCGATGACAACGGCGTAGACCCTTATCGCTCCGTTGTAGATAAGCTCTGAAGCCAGGGAAACTCCTTTCGCCGGGGGAGTCTGAGTCTGGTGAACAATGTCTGTGCCTACCTGAGACTCAATGGCTGTTTTGTAATCAGACATTACCTCACCGCCTCCTCTAGCTTAGCGATACGCCGCTCGATACGACGCTTTGTGGCGGCAGCCATCTTCGGGCCTCGCTCCTCAAGACGGCGCTTGAGCTTGTCGGCCTTCTCTTTCCGGCGAGCCATAGCCTTTTCGATGGCACGGTAAATGCCGATGGCTGCAAGAGATGCCAGGAAAAAGCCGAAGAAGTCGAGGGCCTCAGCTAGCTCATTGGGAATCTGGATTGCCTTATCGAGTCGGTAGGCCATTTCAAGCGCGAGCCGGCTGTCCCTTTGGATCTGGTTAAGACCCACAAGCTCCTCACCAATGTCCTCGGTGACATCGAGCAAGAGCGAAAGCATCTTGTCATTGTGCTTATTTACGAAGGCTGCTGCCTCCTTCTCCTTCTGGAGACGACTAGCTTTCTTCAGACTCATCTGCCACCTCCTTCACTTCCTCGACGACATCAGCAATTTTGCGGCCAGAGCGGATAGCTTCGCTGACATCGACAAGCCCTTGAGCACCGACAAAGGACAAGACCATCGTGGTCAGGGAGGAAAGCGTTTCATCCGATAGCCCAAGGCCAAGCATGTCAGAGCCAGCAACGAGGATGACGACTACCAGGGTCAGGATGAGCTTACGAGATACGAACTTTTCCATCATGTTCCTTAACAAAAGCGGGTGCTTGCAAGAAGCAAGACCACCACGAGGATACCAGCTATAGCGAGCCAATCCACGATAGGCTCATGGCGCATTACCACCCGCCGTCAATAAGCGTGTAGGTAAACGCTTTCTTCCAGGTTGGGTGAGTTTCAATCTGCTTATTCACCAAATCCATGAGACTGCGAAATCCCGTGGTTGTAGCAAAAACCTGGCAACCTGCTGACCACACCCCGACATCGGATTCTTCGTCTCGATCCCTCGTCTTGTCGTAGGGAGTGCTTGAAGAAGCATGGATGTTAATACCGAAGAAACCAGTGTCTTCTGGTACGTCGTGATCAAGCACAGAGTCCTTGTTCGCATCACGCCAGACAGTCACAGGACCTCCCCTTTGGCACAGGGCTAGGTACTTTCCGGCGTGCATGTCCACCTTGTAGACCCCAACGTATTGCCCAGGAACAAGGATGGCAGTCCCTTTGACGTTCAGCGGGTTCTCTCGATAGTAGATGGAGGGGTCCGTCGTCGCTGCCCAGTAGTCCACTCGCCATTCGCCGTTCACCTTGTAGGCGCAGCCCAGGATGTCGTTGTAGGCCCCAGAGGTTGTGTCAGGCGAGCGAATGCCGAAGATGTTTAGGTTGTAATCCCCATTGGTAAAGACCTTGTGGCCCAGGGACTTGATTCGCTGTAGGACGGGAGGAAGCATTACTTGCACCTTGCCCCGGTTGCAGCGCAGATAGCTGCGACATTCTCACGAACAGTAACGAGGTCCGACTGCATAAGACGTTGCTCCTCTCGCATCGACTCCATTTGGCTAGCGCCAACTGGGTGCGAGGGAAGGCTTGAGTGAACCGACACCGCTTCCTCTAAAGCCATGACATCAGAAGCAGTGCTCTCCTGAACGGCAAGAAACCCACCCACTGCGATAAGCGTAGGTACGACAACAACCGCAATCTGGATGAGTTGATCTTTGGTCATGACTTCTTCCTTCTGAGGACGCGAAAGTGTGTGTACTTAGCTGTCCAGGTAGAGCCGTCGTCGTTGTTCTCGTGCCCTGCAATAAGCTGAACCTTTGCCCCCGTTCGGCTAATCGCGAGAGTCGGATTCTCTGTGATGTTGGTTGCCCCGCCTGCCGAGTCTACGGTTGTGCAGACCTCCATCGAGGTAGAGGTAAGGGGATCGACGAACGCCTTGTTAATGTTTGAGCTACAGATAAAAGAGGCAGAGCCAACATGCCAAACAGTTTCTCGAAGCCCAGGCTCATTACTCCCAGTTCCGTAGTTAGCTAGGGAGGCAAGCCTCTGTCCATCACCTTTCATAACGTCGTTGCCGACAGGGCCAGAGCTGTAGCCATCGGCCCCACCGTTGTAGAGCGTTCGGTTAGCAACCCACTTGTTGGCCCCATCAATAATGGTAATGCCCTGCGTCTGCCAGTTGTCGTTCATGCCAGTGCTTTCCATAAGGACCTGGAAAGCAAGCGTGTCGTCAGAGGCGGGCGTCTCCCCGATGAGAGTAGCGATAGAAATCTCTATCAGAGGGACATTGGTTGTAGAGCCGTCCTGCTCAGAGTCAGCATCGCTGCTAGCGATAGTGATGTGCAGGCCAGAGCCTTTGATGACTTGAAAGCCACTGCAATACGAAGTGTTCGCGGCGTTCCTTGCGGTCCAATCTTTGCCGTTAATAGTCACCGCAACGCCGTCGTTGATCGCGGCGGAGTCCGCAGAGACATCGCCAATGTCTGCCTCGTATAGGACTTCCCACTTAGAGGTGTCCGCAGCAGCAGCCGGTGGGTCAGGGAAAGCCCTTGTTGCCTTGCTTCCGTCTGGGAATGACCTAGCCATACAACTACGCCATTCCCTTCACATAGAACTTAATCGTGTAGTCCTTGCCTCCGCCGCCAGCTACGTCAGTAATCGTGTAGCTAGCTCCGTCGAAGAAAGGAATCGGCGTAGTAAGGGTGTCACTGGTTTGGGTGTTAGGGTTTAGGTCTACCGTTACCTCATAGTGGAGATAGTCGGTGGTAGTTCCGCTGTACACTTTGACTGTGGCTTTGTGCGAAACCCCACTGCTTGCGCTGACCGTAAGCTGAAAACCGTGGATTAAGCCTCTAGGGACAGCCGAAGAAGCAAGCGTTCCCGTTTTAATTAGGCCGTCGCCAATAGCTGTAGTGGCGTTATTGCCAACGCCACTGTGGGTGTTTCTAGCTACAGGAACCCAGATTTCCTTTGTGCTGTATGCCATCGCTTCCTCCTGCCCCTTGTCCGACTATCAAGCGACAGATAGCCGGTGGGTCTATGGGGTTATGGAATTACTCTACTACTTATCATCGGGGATGTAGAAAAGACTAGGGAGTTCGTCGCTGTCTTCCTTCTTGGGCGAGACTCTCATTGCTTCCTCACCGCCGACATAAAGCTCTTTCTTCAGTCGGTCCATCTGCACATCAATCGGGATGCCTTGGTTGCGGTAAATCTCCTTGAGCCTTTTGAGCATCAGGTATTCGTACATCGCCAGTGCTGAATCAAAGTCCAGAGCTGTTGGCTTTAGACCCAGGAAGTAAGCAAGGGCACGCTCCCTGTCGGTTGCAAGAGCATCGGTGTCGCCCATGTCCACTGACCTCGACATAAACGTGTCTTGGACTAGCTTCATGTGCTCTCGCATTACCCGGAAGCCAGGGAGCTTGCTGACAAGGTAGAACTGCGCGGGCTTTTTAGACCTGTATTCGTTCCTCCACTTGCCGGTCCACTCTCCGTCTTTGTTGTAGACCTTTCGCCGGCTTGTCGGGACAGCCTTGCCCTCGTCGTCAACTTCCATTCCGATAAACCACTTGAGAAGCGGAGGAGCGTCTTTGTACGCCCGGATGTTGTTGATCTGCTCCCAGCCCTTTCCATAGTAAAGGGACTTGTTAAACGCGGCTTCTGCCATCGTCAGAGGGATTGGGTTCATTCGGGTGAGAGAACCAATCGGCATAAAGCCGTGGTCCTTTCTGGCTAGGAACTCAATCGCAGCCTGCTGCGGAATGCCGTGAATTCGGAACATTCTCCCTAGCCCGGTGCGGACAACAACCTGCCACCGCATCTCCTGGGGCATCGCCTGGATTTCCTCTTCGGTGAATTGCCCGTTGCCAACTCCATTGATGAAGCTCTTGAGGACAACAAAAGACCGTGGGTTCCTCACCATCTGGCGAAGCTGGAACCTCATGTTTCCTGCATCCCAGGTGTAGAAGAAGAAGAACCTTCGGAGGTAGTGCCGCTCAAACGGAGTGAGGTGGCCGTAGTTCCTCATGGCGTCATCAACAAGAGTCGAAGCCTCTTGTACCGTTTTGCCTTTTCTCATGAGGCCAACGCCGAGAGTGAGCCTCGCCTGTAGCTCGATGCTTGAGTTGAGGTTAGCCATCATCCTCATGTACGAGGGGAACGACATGCCGGCAATCGCCGTGGTGACAGCCGCCGTTGGCCCACCAAAGGTCGATGCAATCGCGGCAGATGTGGTTAGGCCGACAGCCCTTTCGCCCCAGTACATGATGAAGTTCTTGGGGTTCTCTTTGTCCTTGCCGATTGGGATAGCGGCGTTTTCCATGAACTCGCTGACTTCGCTTTGCCAAACCTTCCTAAAGCCAGTGGCAACTCCCTTCGGAATCGAACGACCCCTGCGAAGCCCAGAGCTAAGGACCTCTGTCCCAAGCGCTCCAGCAGCCTGACCAAGGAAGAAGCCAGCCGCAGCCCCAGCAGGCCCAGCAGCAGCCATACCGGCAGCAGCGCCGAGCCCACCGCCAACACCGCCGCCAATAAGAGACTGGTACAGGGGAACGTCTGTCTCTCTAGCCGCTCCGTACATCTCTTCTGCATAGGCAGAGCCTCGAAGGCTTTCTGTAATAGCCGTCTCTTCTTCGAGGATCCTTCGCCAGTCGGCAACGGTTTCTATCCGGCCACCAAGCCTAAGCGGCTTGTCTTTGACGAGCTGCCAGCCCTTTGAGCTGTAGTCCATCATCAAGCCCATAGCCAGCATGTGATTAACAGGGTTGAAAGACCCCAGTCCTAGCTGCTGAAGGATAGACAAGTAGTTGCCAGCGAAGTTCATGCCGATATGGGCAAGACCTACGATGGTGGCCTGACTCTTTGCCACTCCGGTAAGGCCGTCGAAAACGCCCATGAAGTAGCTGCCAGACGCCGGGTCTGGAGAGTTCATCCACCGGATGTACTCCACGGCAGCCGTTGGCAGGTAGACATCAGGAAGGTTAAAGGCCCTGACGACATTTGCATCTACGTTGACGCCTAGCTGGCGAAGCGAGCGAACGATAAGGCCAGGGTCTTCCCCACGAGCCAGCCTAGTGACGATTAGCTCCTTGAACTTTCTCAGCTCAGAAGGAAGCTCCATTCGCGCCGTTGCTGCAATCGTGTCCTCTGCCGTAAGCCGAGAGTACCCATACTCCTTAGCCTTCATCTCTGACCAGGAAGCAGGGTTTTCCGCAACAAGCCGAGCAATCTCTTTCCCTAGCGGGAAAAGGTCCTGCATATCCCGGATAAAGATGGCGTCAGCTACCGCCTTGTCGGTTTGCTGGCCGTAGCGCTTAATCAAAGTACCTAGGTCAGTCTCAAAGAAGTCGTAGATTTCGTTGAGGTCAGCCTCTTTCCGAGCCCACTTGATTGCTTCGGACCACTCTTCTGGAGAGAAGAGCATTTCTAGGTCGTTGTTGTTTACCGCAGTCGAAAGCTCATCAAGCTGCTGGACTGAAACGAAACGCTGGAACGGGCCGTTGTCGCCCCACCCTGGGCCTCTCTTCGTGCTTGCGATGTGGTACAGAATCTCCGTAGCCAAGTCGTCCCTGGCAACTTCATTGATGTCTTCCAGGAACGAAGCCTTTGCTCGGAACTTCTCCGACCCAAGCTTTGCATCCTTTGGCATGAGGCCACGGCCTCGCAGCACGGCAACCTTTCTTCTGGTTGTGGTGCTTAGGATATGAGGGACATACGCAGCAAGGTTCACTCGCGACAAGAACTCTTCTTTGCCCCAGGGCTTCTCCAGCTTGTTTTCTCTTAGGTAAGTAATTCGCTCTTCGAGGATTTCTCGGGCGCTGGTTCCTGCATCAAGCTCGTTTGCCTGCTTCCGAAGGTCCTGGATTTCCTTGAGGACCTTCGGGTCAACGGTCTTAACCAGCTTGCCGGCAGCCTGCATTCTCTTTAGCTGCTCACCCAGGAAGTCATCGACAAGCTCCGCTACCTGCAAAGCTTGCTCAATCTCATCCTTAGAGAAGGCTGCTCCTACCCTCGACCGGCCAGCTACTTTTCGGCGCTTGCCCGCCTTGAGGCCAAGGCGCAAGTCTTCGGTTCCGACAAGCCCTAGCTTTGCAGCAATTCGCTTAGCTTCTGGGCTAGCGTTCTTGCCGACCCCGTAGAGGCGCTTGTTCGGGTCCTTGAGAAGGCGCATGATCTTCTGAATCTCATCAGAGGTCATCTCCCTCAGAATGTCTGCCGCCTGAGACTTCTTAAACGTATCGACCGCCACCTGCTTTTGCAGTTCAGCGTAGTCGCCGTAAGCACGAGCTTCTTTCCTGAGAGAAATGACCTCACGCCAAACCTGACCAGGAGTTCTGAAGTCGTAGTTCAAGAGCTTTGCCGTAGCCATAAGCTCTTTAGAGAACTCTGGGTACTGCTCTAGAATTTTTGTCAGGCGGTCGGCCTCCTTGACCGGAGCAATCTTTAGCTCAAGGTCGCGCTCGCTTTGCCTTAGCCTCTTGATTTCATCTTCGATGTTTCGTCGCTCAAGAGAAGACGGCTGTAGCGGAGCAGCTTTCTTTTCAAGCGCCTGAATCTTTCGCTTAATCTTTCCAGCCTGGGCTCGCACAGAGCCCTTCTTTGGCAGCGTGGCTTTAGCCCTAGGCTCAACACCCGTCAAAGCCCTGGAGGCAACGGAGAGGGCGTCTGAGAGGGCGTCTTCGGACGCAACGCCAGTGCCTCCCCCGATGTCCATGTCCCGAAGAGCAGGAAGCTCATCGTAAGCAGCGGCGCTCCCAAACTTCTTGCCCTGCCTCCGAGCAAGAATCAGCTCTTTTCTAACGATGTCCTCAAGGTCAGAGATTGCCCCGTCAATCCACTCCAGGGTCTTAGCTGCCTTCTTTTGCTGTCGGGCCGTAATCTTCTTCTTCTTCGAAGAAATCTCGTTAGCCAACTCAAGGGTTTCTTCAGCCGCAACCTTTGCCTGGGCAAGCTCTTCAAGCTTAGCCTTGGCTTCGAGCATCCACCGCTTAACTGCCGTGAAGTCGCGAGCTGAAATCAACTGCTTGATGCTCTTCCCGCGAACCTCTGGCTCAAGGCCAGTCCTTTCGGCAAGCTCTTCAGTTAGCTTTCTTAGCTTGAGTTCATCCCTTGCCGTTCCGGTTCTTGCCTTGTCCCACACAGAGTTAGGCAGCTCTGGGTCCATTGCCTGGATGTAACGCACATCTTCTGGGTCAACGCCCTTAGCCGAAATCTTCGGGATTACCACTCCCTGCTGGTCTGCGTTTCGGCTGTTGAAGGTGGCCGCAACTTCCTCAATCCACTGCCTCCACTGCTCGCTTCGAGAAGCTGGCTTAAGCGCCATGAACTTCGTAAGCTCGCTTCCTCGGTAGAGCTTGAAAATCTCATTAACGAGTGAGGCAACGTCGTCCTCGCCCAACAGGGTGTTGCGAACAATGTCTCTAATCAGAAGCTTCTTGAACTGAGCAACCCCGCCTCTGCCCTTCTTGAATTCAGAGGGCGTTGGCGCTTTGAACCTGCGAAGCCTTTGCGGAGAGTGGTACCTGCCTGCGGCCTTGTTGCTTGCTTCCTGGAGAGTTTGAAGGGCAACAGACTTTGTTGTCGCGCTTTCCGACAGCGCCATCTTTACCGTCTTGGCAATCTCTTCGTTGCTGTAGCCGACGCTCTTCATCAACCGTTGGATTGAGTTGCGATAGGCAGCTCCAGAGAACAGCCTGGACACGGGGTCTGAAAGCTCATACGCCCGCTGGGCTGTCCTGACCTCAACTGAAAGAGGGCTTTCCTCCAAGGCTCTGGGGTCGAAGATGCGGTCAAGAACGCCCTTGATGTCGTCCGACACCGTGAAGGTTTCTACCCCAGCATCTCTCAGAATCTGCATCTTCTGAGCGTCAGACATTTTTTCAATCTGCTCAGTCGTGTACTTCTTTTTCTTTCCGTATCTTTTTGCAAGCGTTTTCAGATTCTTAGTTGAGTAATCAACCGGAAGAGGGGTGGTGCCATCGGTCGGAAGCAACACTGCACCCTTAATGCTCCCACTGCGCGTCTTGTAGTAGGCGTAATACATCGTCTTAACCCAGTCCTTGAACTGGACGAAAATCTTTTTAATCCCAGCAGACCGATTAACGATGTCTGGGAATTCCCCAGTCTTCATGTACTGGACGAACGCATTTGCGAACGCCTCTTCGGCAATCGTGCTCCACCGACCGTCTTCGGCAACAGCCCTTTTGCCAAAGCTTCTCCGAGCCCATTCGTTCGCAATCTCTTGGTCGCGCTTGCCCAAGGTCGTTCGGAAAAGGTGCCCAGTCTCATGGATGAAGGTCGAGAAGTCGCCCTTCTGCATGATGTCAATGATTCGGGCCCCATCTTTTGAGTTATGACGGAAGGTCCCCAAAACTTCGTAGCCGTCTTGCTTTGCATCAAGCGCGTACTTCGGAACGCCCTTCTCTCGAATCTTTTCCTTTTGAGCATCGCTCATCGAGACTTTGTAGAAGTCCGCTCTATATGGCCTTCCCTCTGCGGTGTCTTTTGCTTTTTTAATCAAGCGAGAGACATAACTTTCCTGGTTAGACGGGGGAATAAACGAGTCAACAACGCTCCACTCAACAGCCTCGTCACCTCTAAGCTCTGCAACCGACATCAAGCGCCGCTTATCGTCTAGGTTAAAGGGTGCCTGAACAAGCCTTAGCCTTATGCTGGCCTTATCCACTGGATATTCGCGAGTCCCGAGATTAGAGCTGTCTAGAATCCCCAAAAGGAACGTGTCGATTTCGTCCTGATAAATACGGCCAATGCCGTAAGGAGCGTGAGAAAGTTTGTTCTCTATGGCTTTGTACCTGTTGTAGGCAGAGCGAATTTTTCGGTAGTTTTTACTAGCAAAAGCTTTCTTAAGATTTTCCCCTGCTCTTCTAAGCGGAACAAAGTCGCCAGCCAGCATTTCCCCAGAATCTCCTGGGCCTCTCTCCATAGCTTTCGCAAGACCGCTGTATCGGCCTTTATCTGTTCCTAATTGAGAGAGCTTATAAGTTGCCTTCAGATCCTTCGCCCCAAACTTATTTGGAAACTGCGAAGCCAGCTCTAAAAGGTCGTCATTTGTTTTTGCAGACTTTGCCTTTTCCCAGATTTCGTTGACTTCAGGAGAAGAAAAAAGCGACCTAGGCGGTTGGCCTGAGCCTCCACCGGGTCTTTGAGAATTTAAGAATTCGTTAAACTTTTTCGTTAAGCCGTAAAGGTCTTCAGGAGAATCCGAAGCAATTGGGGCTGCCACCATCGCCATCGGGTCATCTTCGTAGTCGATGAACTTGACCTTAGTGTCGGAGCCTAAAGTGCGTACCAGTTCTTTCCTAATCTTTTCATCATAAAGAACCTTCGCTGGCTTTCTGGTCATCCGGCCAGACTCAACCCTTCTTCGGCCACCCTCCCAAAGTATTCCGTCAAAGTCGTTTTTAACTGCGTGATCAACAAGCGACCTTGTAGCTAGTTTTTGCCAGCTTTTTTTGTAAGGAACATTCGGGACAGGAGCCTTTTCAAGGGCCGTTGGACCAAGCCTTATTGCCTTGCTTGAGGCTTCAACTATTTGCGGCCACAGGAATCGGAGGTCCTCGATGTATTCGCCTTGAATAAATGGGAATGAATCTGGCCCAGCGTTTTCCTCTACAAACCGACGCAACCTTTCTTCGGGAAAGGCAGAGTTAATCGACCTGTTTTTGCCGTTAATAAAGTTAGAGACTTCTTCAGACAATATCCCTTCAACATCAGCAGCAACTGACGGAGCTAGCTTTGCGGTGTAAGCCGCGTCGTTAAGAGACTCAACAACAGGAATCCTAACGCCGTCAACAGGGTCGATATAGCTGGCTTTTTGAATTACTCTGGCAGCATCGTCTGGGTCGAAAAGGAATGGAGCGCGAGCAATTTGCTCTTCGCTTCTTTGGTAACCCGCTTTCTTGGCAGTGCCGTGAGCATCGCTCTGAATTTCTAGAATTCTTAAAAGCTTCTCCCCAGTGTCTGGGTCGATAACCGTGTCAAAGCGAACGTGAAGAAAGATGTTGGGGCTGTACTCATACTTCTTCACGATCTCTTCGCCGTAGTGGTAAAGCCCAGTAGCCCTGTCTACTGAAACTTCACCCGGCAGAAGGTCGTCAACCGAGAACGTCATCTCGGTGTATTCCTTGCCAGGAAGCCCTCTGATGTAGCCCTGAGTCCCTGGGTTTGTCTCTGGGCTAACGTAACCTGGGTCGTATTTGTTAGCGAAATGACCTGCGTCTGCGTTTCCTCTTAAGGTTTGGTCTTCGGGAAAAGAGTCAGCGATTTTTCCTAGTTCAATGTAGGCGTAATGGCTGTCGAGAAGCTCTTTGTTTGATCCAAGCAAAGGTGCTCGGTCAGCCGGAATGTAGCTTTCATAGACAGCCGGCTCTCCAGAAGCAGATTTGCCCTCAACCCAAACTCGAATTCCCTGCTCACGTTTTTCCCCAAGGCCCTTTTCTTTTGCAGAAACTAAGACGTCATAGGATTCGTCCAGCGCATCAAGGCTTTTACCGATAGCACCACGAGGGCGGTTAAAGTGCCCGGTGTCAATCACTAACTCACCAACAGGGTGGCGGCTATCAATGATAGTTATCCTTGGGCGCATGGAACCTGCAAAGTAGTCAAACAGTGCAGTGTTTGTTAGGCCGTAGTTATCCAGGACGTTTGCAGATTCTTGAACAGTAAGCGGCTTCCCATCAATGTACACCGCTGTGAAATTCCCAAACTCATCAGGAATGTCGCCGTCTTCAAGTAGTTCTTTCCAGAAATTGCTTCTGAAAAAGTCAGTAACGACGTCATCAACGCCAACCTCAAAAAGTTCGTCAACCTCGATAAACCCCTCGTCTATCGGATTGAATACATGTAGCTCGTCATCAAACTTTGTTACTTGAACTTCGTTCGGGTAAACAAAACCCTCGTCAAAGCGACGAGCAGTAGCGCCCTCTGACATAAAGTAACCGGGGTCGTACTCCCTTTGGGCCTTAACGACCTTTGTCATTCTCGGCCACTCACCCTTAACGAAATCTGGGGTGGTTTCTTGAGGGGCGCGAAGACCTACAAAAATACCCCTGCGCGCTTCTTCGCTTAGAGATGAAAGATCAACACTAACGTCGGGGGTCCTTTCGACTCGGACAGACCAGGGCCGAGTGTTTGCCTCAACAAGCTCAATCAACTCATCTTTTGTAATGCTCTGATAATCGTCTAGACCAGGGATAATTGAATCAGCGATTTCCTCCTGCTTTACTCCGAGCTTTTGAGCCTGCTTTCCACTAAGGAAATCTTTGAACTCGCCAACTGTCTTGAAGCTAGGAGCTTCTCTAAGCGCGTTTAATAGAACAGAGTAGAAACGGGTGCTGTCATTCGGGTTAAACGGGTTTAGCTGCTTCAAAGCGCCAGCTTCAGCGGGAGCGCCTGGGTCCTGAACCCTTACCTGAATGTTCATCTCGGTGAAATAAGCTGGCGCGTACTCCTTTGGCACCCCTTGATTGAAGGCCCATGCCTCAGCCGCAAGCCTGTACATCTCCTTAATCGCCTTAACCTGGGCAGGAGAAAACTTATCTGGCGACTTGAATGAGAGGCTTTCTACGGACTCATTGAACGCCCGCTGCGTTGCCTTCCACTGGCTGAGGTCGCCAGCAGGAAGCCGGCCTGCTGCCTGGGCATTTTTTACAGCCGACTCTGGGTTCTTCGTCCACTCAGCAGAAGGCCCCTGGGGGAGATAGATCTCGTCCAGGGTTTCGCCCATAGAAAGACGGACCATCTCAAGGTTCTTTAGAGCCTCATCTAGGCTTTCGCTTTGGTTCCAGACCTTGTTTTTAACCAGCTCTTGCAAGCCATCTCTGGCTTCTCGAAGCATTGCAATCCGGTCAACGATGGCCCCGGTTTGCTCGAAAGCGCCGAGCATTGCCTCTCGCCTAAACGTCTCGCCAAGAGTGTCGGCCAAGGCCGTGCGAATCATTCGGATGTTGTTGGTCGCATCAGCCAAGAGTTTCTTGCGAGCTTCTTTTGCCGGAAGAGGATTGCCGGCAACGTCCATGACAACAGTGTCGTCGGCCAACCCCCTGGTCGCCTCTAGCTCCCTTGAGAGAGTCATGAGCGAATCGCCAATGTTTGCGAACTCAGCGGCAGCGTTTAGGTCGTCAAGGAGAGACTGGGGAATGTCCGAGAGGTCGCCGTCTAGAGCGCGGGAAACAATTTGCTCAACATTAGTTAGCTTCGCAAAGCCTTCGATTGCTTCCTCGGACAAGGGCATGTGACGACCCAGCTCAGCAAGCTGCAACGCAAGCTGCTGGACTTCTTTGTCGTCTGTAATCGCATCAATCCTTCGAAGGAACTCAGCAATCCTGGCAGCGTCAACAGCCCTCTTTCGGGCGTTCTGCATATCCAGACGCTCGACCTGCTTGAATCGAGCAGGGTGCAGCACCTCGTCCTGGCTAAGCTTCCTTGCTTCAGCCTTAAGGCCAGTGACATAAGGCTGCGCCTTGTCGATGTTGAAGATGCTGGAAGCGCGCCTTCGAGCTTTGTCAGCTCGCAAGGGAATGATTTTGCCAGTCGCCCAATACCCGAATCGGGACCGAAGGGCGTCTGTTGAAGAGACAACCTTGGTGGCTTCGTAGGCAGCCTTTTTGCTTTGCTTCGGCGCTCTCGGGGGGTCGGACCACTTTACCTTGCCAACCCACTTTGGCTTCCCAGCCGCGTCTGCCCCAACCATTGCGGCGTCAAAAGAAAAGAGCTGCTTCTTTTTCTTAGACTCCTTCATCAAGTAAACCCAAAGAGCCTCGCCTTGAAGGGGGCCAGCGTTCACAGTGTTGAGCGGTATGTTGTTTGTCTTGATGTAGTTCTGGACTGCTTCGGCAACGCCGCCGGCAGAGTTGTCCATCATCTGCCTAAGCTGCACTGCCTGATCGATTCCGTAAACGCCGATGCGCCCGTTCCTGTAAGCAGTGTCAGTGGCAGCAATTACGTCTGCGGCTACCGACTCATTGGCCTGCTGCACGGCCATACTCCGCGCCTTTTCCGGCGACCAAGCGTTCTCGCCCTTCTGGAGCTTTGAGTTAATGTCCTTGAGATACTGGGCTGTCCTCTTAGCGACCTCGCTGCCAACAGCTTGAGCGCCCTTCCTCGTCATTGTGATTCCGTACCTCATCGGAATGGCGATAGCCTTTACGGGCGCACCTGGGAAGTTAAGGGGGTCGAGGATTGCCGAGTTGACAGTGCCTACAAACTCCCTTCCTCCACGGCTCCCCTGTTCCCAGGCTCTTTCCCTCGAAGCAAGCCACTGCTCTTTCGTAGCTCCGGTCAGCCACTCAGGAAGCACAGAGCCAACCTTGTATCCAAAACCTGTCCAAAACTGAGCGGCCTGCTCGTTCCTTTCATCGAACTCCTTTTCCAAGAAGTCGATGTACTTAGCCATCTCCTCTTTGCTCTCAGAAGCTTTAAGCCGCATTGCGTGAGCTTCTTCTTCCTCTTTGCTGCCAGCGTTGAGGACGCCCCCCTTGAGAATCATGTTCCTGGGAAGATAGGTAGCAATATCAACAAGATCGCCGGCAAGCTCGCCAGCGCGCACGGGAAGCATGTCATCAAGAAAAGACAGGCCAATCCCTGAGCCGCCTAGCCCAGGCAAGCGATTCAGAACGTACTGAGCCTTGGCGACCTCGTTGCCGACATCAGCTTCCCAGGTAGCCTTCTTCCAGTTCTCCTTAAAGCGCTCATCAAACTGCTCTTTAGAAAGGGTGTGTGGCGTGTTCTCTGGGTCTAGGATGCGGTTCTTTTTGTGCTCGTAATCAGTGAGAACGGCAGCCCTCATCCGACGAGCGCCCTTGTCGATGAACCACATGGCCCCCATCAGGCTCCACCCATAGCCACCCCCAAACTTTGTTGGGTCTTGACCAAGTGGTTGCCCAGAAAGCGTTGCGTCATAACGCGGCCTGAACTCGTCGTCTAGCAGCTCTCTGAACTCAGGGTGGTACTTGTTGGTGTAGTTCACCAGCGCAGCAATTTTCCTGCGCTTTGGCATCCCGTCCTCGTTGTAAATCTCCTGAACTTCGTCAAAGTCAGCAATAGCCTGGGGGCGCTGATCTGGCGGCAAGTGATCTATGTGAGCCGGGTCTAGCGTGGTTTCAATCTTGTCTGGAAAAACTTCTGCAAGGTCTTCAAGCGCAAGGTCTTCTATCTTTGCGAGGCGCTTCTGGGTCTGCTGAAACTCCCAGTCTCTGGACAGCTCTTCTTGCCGCCTAGAAATGTAGTCTTCTTCGCTCTCATAGATTGAGCGTCCGGGCTCTCGGCCTGCACCTGTAATGAACTTGGGGAACAAGCTCGGCCCTACGGCTGGCCTCGCAATCGTGTACCCGCCGAAGAACCCCTCCTTCTTTACCCCAGGCTCCTGCATGATTTTCTCAGTAAAATCAGGAGCTTCCGCGTCTGAGGGGAAGAGCGTTTCCGCAACCTCTTCTCGCTCTTCGGCTCTTAGCTGCGCGTTCCCAGCCAGCCCAGCCTCGTACCTTGCCTTGTCAAAAAGCGAAGGCGGCTCTGCCTCAGACCTCGGGGCCATTAGCTGACCAACAAACGAAGAGGGCTCTTCGGGCGCAGGGGTGCCGGCCTCCTCTAGACCAGAAAGCGACCCGGTATCCCGAAGCTCATCAAAAAGACTTGAGTATTTCTTTTCGCCTGACTCAGGAAGAAGGGCGTTCTCTTCGGCCATTAATTTGCTCCGGGCTTCCCATACCTACGAAGTAGTTCCTCATCAGACAGTGATCCCGAATCTGAAGAGTCAACGGAAGTGGTTTTGAACGGGTCGGTCACTGCCCCAGGGCGCTCGTAGGACTCTTCTTGAGGAAACCGTTTTTTATCAATGGCGTCAATCGCTTCTTGAATAAGGGGCGCTAGCTTTTCCGGGTTTGCAACCCCTTCTTTTCTCAGCTCTTCAACGACCCCATTAATTACGTTTTCATGAATAAAGAAGGGGTTTTCGACAATGCCAGATGACTCTCGGTTGTAGATTTCCTCTGTCACCATCCCGATCATCCGCGGCGTAATCTCTCCCTTTGGAGTTTCGATAACCCCAGTAGAAGCTGCATCGGAAACAAAGGGGCTTTCGGGCAGCTCTCCAGAGCGCACAACATTACCTCTGGATAGGCGAATGCCGTAAACGTCTTGGTATGCCTTAGCAAGTTCGTTGTAAAGCTCCTTCTCCCTTTTCATTTCTTCCTTAATGATGTCAGAGAAGCCTTCCTGCTTTGACTTGATAAGGGTGTCGGCTTTCATCTCCTTCACACCCATGAGGCTCTTGTAGACCGTCTGCCACTGTTTGGTCAGAAGTTTAATTCTGTTGTCTCCAGCCTTCTGGTCCCTGAGCTTGTCTGGAGTTCGGTAAGTAACCGTAGACCTGCTCGGAGTCTTCTTTTCCTTGATAGCCAGATCGCCACGAGTCTTTACCAAGTCCATTTCGGACTGGTCTTTCATCGTCTGGTCAAAAGCTTCAACCCACTGGAGTCGCTCTCGGAGAGGCATCTTGAGGACCATCATTGCCTCGGCAATGCCTGACGGGTCTTCAAGGTCAAACACCTTGCGGTTGTACCTACGGTTCATCGAGGCCATCCAGACCTTCGCGGCCTCTTCCGGGCTGGCCCCTGCGTCCTCGGCAAGAGAGACATCTTCCTCAATCATCTGAGCAAGCTTCCCTCGGTAAGCCTGAACATCGCCAGTGAGTCCTTCGCGGAAAGCCTTCTTAGACTTCTTAACGTCCATGCCCATTTGCCGCATAAACCGGGTAGCCCTGGCATCGCCAGCGCCCTCAAGCTCAGCGATTGCAGCAAGCGTTGACGGGTCAAGAATCGTTCTCTTGTCTAGGCCAATGTCCACTGCCGGGTTCCAAAGGGCACCAGAGATGTCCTTCTTGCCCATTCGGCCTTCAAGCTGGGCCGACCGCTTCTCCATCTTGTCAAGGAGTCGGAGAGCACTCGTCTCTCCGTCAGTTCGGCCAACCAGCTCAGGCGCAGGCTCAGGACGCACAAACATCTCTCCCATCATTCGACGGGTATTTGGGTCAAGCCTTTCTTCAACTTTTGAAAATTCGTCAAACTTCTCTGCCATCATGCGGCGAGTGTTTGGATCGAGGCTTTCTTCGGCTTTTGCGATGTCGCGGTCACGAGGGCTTTCGCCCCCCAAGTACATCCTGTACTCATCAGGGGACATCCCTGCGCGAGAAGCAGCTTCTTCCTCAGCCGTTGCGAGCATCGTTCGGTAGGCGTCAGAAAGGGCCTGACGGCTTCGAGCTTCTCTCGGGTCAGGCTGCTGTAGCTGGCTGACAAAGCTGCTCAGAGGAGCGTCTGAGAAGCCTTCAGGACCGCCCTGATTAGCTTCAGCAATGAGGCGGTCCTCTTCTCTCTTAGCTCTTTGGAACTCTGCGATTAGCTCGCGGGGGCCTGCTGCGCGCCGGTCTGCCTCAAACCCAGGGCCTCTTGGTGACCTTGAAGGAACTCTCGGGCCAGCCAAGGCTTCTGCCATCCCTTCTGGGGTTTGCCGATAAACACGGTCAAACTCCTCGTCGGACATTGCCGCAAGCTCTTCTCGATACCCGTCGTCAACGAGTCCTTCTCCAGGGAAAGCTTCGGCGTCTGCAATGAGGGCATCCCGAAGCGCCCTGGTCTTTTTGTCTTCTAGGGAGGCGTCCTCAAGCAATGCTTGGGCAATCGCTTCTTCAGAAAAACCTGGCTGGACAGCCTCAACATCCTCGGGGCCGGCTGTCCTAACTGTTGTCCTCGGGTTGGCAAAAGAGGCGTACTTGGAGCCTTGACCGATGATGTCGTACTCCGTCTCATAGCCACCCAAGGCCCTGTTAATAGCCGCAAGGTTGTGCGCCGCTTCAGCCCTATCCTGAGCCTCTCGCAGAGACACGGGGTCAGCGCCCATCCCTCCAGCGGCAGCGCCGCCAGCGGCCCGTCCTCTAGAGGCCCTTCTTCCGCCAGTTGCCCCCGCAGCTTGCCCAGC